AAATCGATTCGGGTCTTAATTATTGCCTGGAAGTAGAGTCGAACATTGACCAAACAGCTCGAGCATTCATGCAAGATCTTGTGATGAGTATGCTCGATGAGGGTGTTGTTGCCGCTGTTCCCGTTGATACTACTATTAATCCTAGAGTCAGCGGCAGCTATGATATTCAGACAATGCGGACCGCAAAAGTCACAGCTTGGTGGCCACAAGAGGTCGGTCTTTTACTTTACAATGATCGGACCGGCAAAAAAGAGGAGATCGTTCTGCCAAAGTCACAAGTGGCAATAATTGAGAATCCTCTATATGCAGTGATGAATGAGCCTATTTCAACATTGAAAAGGCTTATTTATAAATTCAATCTTCTTGACGCGGTTGATGAAACCACATCCAGCGGGAAATTGGACATGATAATCCAGCTACCATTTCCAATAAAAACCGAGATGCGGCGACAAGAAGCCGAGAAAAGAAGACGCGACATCGAGTCCCAATTAACTAGCAATAAGTATGGTATTGCTTACACGGATGGTGTTGAAAAGATCACACAGCTCAGTCGCCCAGTCGAAAATAAACTCATGGAACAAATCGATTACCTTACGAGTATGCTATATAGCCAGTTAGGTATGACGAAAGAAGTCTTTGAGGGAACCGCTGACGAGCGAGTTATGATGAACTACACGAATAGGACAATTGAGCCGATCATCTCGGCGATCACCGACGAGTTTAATAGAAAATTCTTGACTAAAACAGCTCGAAGCCAGATGCAACGCATCATTTACTTTAATGATATTTTCAAACTGGCGACCATGGACAGCATTGCTACAAACGGAAGCCAGCTTGTTACAAGCGAAGTAATTACACGGAACGAGCTTCGTCAGAGAATGGGCTACAAACCTGTTGACGATCCTGCTGCAGATAAGCTTATGAATCCTAACATTAATCCGAAGGAAGGTCAGTCTGCTGCAGATCAGCTTGCGAATCCTAACGATAATCCGAAGGAAGGTCAGCCTGGCGGAGAAACACCAACTGATATTCAAGCAGCACCATACGGGCCCGATGCTGGTGAAAGGACACTCGCAGACATTAAGGTGTCCGAAATACCTTAAAATTCAAAGAAAGGGTAACGAAGAATGAAGAAATCCGAATACGACTTCGGCGGATGGGCAACTAAAAATGATCTGCTGTGTGCCGATGGACGGACTATTCGCCGTAATGCGTTCAGAGACGATGACGGTCGAACTGTTCCTCTTGTTTACCAGCATAATCACGAAGACCCCACCCGTGTAATCGGACACGCTCTTCTCGAGAATCGGGATGAGGGTGTGTACGCGTATTGCAGCCTTAATGCTACGGACACAGCACAGCATGTTAAAGAATGCGTGCGGCATGGTGATATTAACGGCCTTAGCATTTACGCAAATAAGCTTAAACAGAATGGTGGAGATGTTCTCCATGGTGTGATCCGCGAACTGAGTGTTGTGCTTGCTGGAGCTAACCCCGGCGCTGTGATCGAGTTTCCTCTTCTTGAACACGGTGAAGAAAGTGAAACCGAAGCATATATTTGGAGTGGTGACACTGATATTAGTTTCGGCGGTGGCATGAAGCTTCTTCATTACGCAAAAGACAAGGATGAAGAAGACGAGGAAGAGTCCGAAGAAGACGAGGAAGAGTCCGAAGAAGACGAGGAAGAGTCCGAAGAAGACGAAGAAGAGGCTGACGAAGAGACTGAAGAAGATGGAGATGATGAATCTTCTAATGGAGATCACAAGCCGACTCCTGACAACAAGGTGCCCGAATTCATCAAGAAAAAGCGTGATGAGTTTAGAAAGCACCAAGCTAAGAATGGCGAACTCAGTCATGCCGAACCTGAGGATGACGCTGAAGACGAAGAAAACGATGACGAAACCGTTCAGGATATTCTCGATTCTATGAATCCCGAACAGAGGAACGCTGTTGAGTATTCGTTGAACCGTGTTATTTCCGGTGATGATTTCTCGTCGCCGTCGCCCAACAAAGCTCCGACAAATGGTGGAAAGACTGTTGCCGACGTTCTTAAGACACTGAACGAAAAACAAAACAAAGTGTTCGAGTATCTTCTCGAAAACGCAGAAGAGCTTGCTAAATCTAATGCCAAATCCAATGACAATTCCGAAGACGATGACGACGGTGAAACTGCCGCTCATTCTTACGACTACGAAGATGATTACGAAGGAGATTATACCATGAAGAGAAATGTATTCGACAATGATGCTATGACTGAACAGAACGAAGACGTTCTCACCCACGCCCAGATGGACATGATCCTCAATGACGCCAAGCGGATTGGTAGCCTCCGTGGCTCCGTGCTTGAGCATGCTGCTGAATATGGTATAGACCAGATCGATTACCTGTTCCCGGATTATCGTAACCTTACTAACACTCCCGGCTTTATCTCCCGTGATATGGGCTGGGTTGACAAGGTTATGGGCGCTGTTAGCAAGACCCCCTTCAGCCGCATTAAGACGATGTTCGCTGATATTACCGAGGATCAGGCTCGAGCCAGGGGTTACATTACCAAGAAGCTGAAGAAGACTGAAGTCTTCACGCTGCTTAAGAGGACCACTGATCCTCAGACCATCTACAAGTATCAGAAGCTTGACCGCGATGATATTCTCGACATCACCGACTTCGACGTCGTCGCTTGGATGAAGACCGAAATGCGTATGATGCTCAACGAGGAAATCGCTCGTGCTATCCTGATCGGCGACGGTCGTGACGCTGATTCTGACGACCACATCAACGAGAATCACATCCGCAGTGTCCTCAGGGATTCTGAGCTGTTCTCTCTTCATTATACTGTTCCGGTTGTTGCTGACGAAGATCAGGCTAAGACTTTCATCAAGACCCTTCGTACCGCTTGGGAATTCTATGAAGGTCGCGGTAACTGCACTGCTTACATGCCTGAGAGCATGCTCAACAAGCTGAAGCTCCTCGAGGACGGCATCGGCCACTTCCTCTATCCGACGAACGACACTGTTGCGTCCGTTCTCGGTGTTAAGGAAGTCGTGTCTGTCCCGGTCATGAAGGACAAGTCCACAATCCGTATCGTTACTTCCGATACCGCTCCGACCAAGTATTATCGTCCTCTCGCCATCATCGTTAACCTCGGTGACTACAATGTTGGTGCTGACAAGGGCGGTTCCGTCAACATGTTCGAAGACTTCGACATCAAGTATAACCAGAACGAGTATCTGATCGAAACTCGTTGCTCTGGCGCTCTTACTCGTCCGCATAGCGCTATCGTTATCGAAGAGGAAGTCGCAGCTCCCACTACCGACGACACCAATCCTTGAGATTAATCGAAAAAATCAAAATGGAAGTTTAGAAGGCGACTTAACTGCCGCCTTCTAACTTCTGTTTTATAGAAATTTAACGATAAAGTAAGTTAGTATGAGTGCAGCTACTGCCAAAACAAATGTCTTGTTGTCATCAGCTGCTTTCTTATCGTGCATTATTTCTTCGTGTTTTAACCTTGACTTTTCGATGATTACTTTGTCATTAGCGATTCTTTCAACGGTTCCACAAGCTGGGCATTTGTACTCGGTCATGTCTTCATCAATTTCAATCGGTCGTCCACAGTTTTTGCAATTCGTTGTATGCATATGATCACCCCTTACAATATTGATATACTACACGAAAAACAAAAGCGATGCAATAAAAAAAAAGAGATCCATGTTACTGGATCTCCTTTTTTCAAGAATTAATTTCCGTCATTGATGGTTTTATCGATCTTTTTTCTTAGTGCATCTGATAATCCGATTTCGCCGCAAATCTGTTTTAGAGCCCATACGATAAGCAGCACCATCACAATTACAGTAAACATACCAACAACCTCCAATCATTTTTAATTGCATCGCTGAAGAAAATTATTTCTTCATCTAAAATGATGTTTTTTACGCGCCTAATTCAAATTTAGAAAGGAGTGGTTTGTATGATTCTTTTCAACAGGGGTGTTTCGTCTTGAAGTATGAGTCAAATTATTTGATGCACCATGGGATTAGAGGTCAAAAGTGGGGCGTTCGCCGGTACCAGAATGAAGACGGATCATTAACAGCAGAAGGACGGCAACGATTGGGTTTGGGTAACGAAGCTCTTAAACGTTTTGGTAACGCAACTAGAACGGTTTTGTCGAAAGCCGTGAATAATATTAAGCAACGCGTTGATGACAAACTTGACGAACGCAATCCGTCGAGAATGTCTGATCAAGAGCTTCGTGACAAATTGAATCGAATGAGCATGGAAAAGCAGTACAAGCAGCTCGTCAAAGAGATGAAGAGCAAGCCGAAAAAAGAGCACAAAATTCTCGGGAGCCTTTTGAAGGCTGCTTCTGGCGTCTTAATGAGCACTGCCACAGCTATAGCCACTACTCAGCTTAAAGTTTATAGTGACGATGCTCTTGCTCCAAAGCGTATGGAACGCAATAGGAAAAAGGGTACTCTTCCGGCGGATGCTAATCTTAATGAGTTCAGATATTTCAAACGAAATTCTGATAAAAAGAAGTAAAAGGAAAGGTAAAACAAAATGCCAAGATTTTATGGCCCAATTGGATTCGCTAAAGCTGTTGAAGGCGAAGGTGAGCGAGAAGGGATCATGGAAAATACTGTCATAGAGCGAAATTATTATGGAGATGTTCTTCGTAATACTCGTCGCTGGGAAGGCGGTACTGATATTCATGACAACCTTCGCATAAACAATCAGATAAGCATAGTAGCAGATGATTATGCTTATGACCATTATTCGGCCATGAAATACTGCAAATGGATGGGCGCATACTGGAAGGTTACAAATGTTGAAGTCCAGATTCCCCGTCTATTGTTGACGATTGGGGATGTTTACAATGGACCGAAGGCTTAATTTGCATCGTACTTTGAAACGGATAATTGAGGAGACAACCGGATTGAGTTCGAAAGGAAGACTTTTCTTTCAGCCAACATCCGATGATACTCTTCAGTATCCGTGTATTCTGTACAAATTAATTGATATTCCTACGAATGCCGCAAACAATAATCATTACATCATTAACCATCAGTATGAGCTGACAGTTATTGATAGAGATCCTCTTAGTAAACTGAGAGAAGCCGTCGTAAGAATACCTATGTGTTCATTTACACGTTCCTTTGAATCCGACAATCTGCATCACTATGTTTTTAGAATTTATGACTGATATTTCACAGGAGGAATAAACCATGAGCAAAATCGAATGGGATAAGGCTGGTAATCGCAAGTACGAAAACGGCGTAGACCATGGTGTTCTGTATACTAAGAAGACGGTTGGCGATACTACCAAGTGGGTAGGTGTGGCTTGGGATGGTCTTACCAGCGTAGCCGAGAGTCCTGAAGGCGGCGATAAGACCGACCTTTGGGCCGATAACATTAAGTATGGCTCTATGCGTGCCTACGAGAGCTTTGGCGGCACCATTGAAGCTTACACCTATCCGAATGAGTTCGCCAAGTGTAATGGCGAAGTATCCCTGGTAGAAGGCGTTACCATCGGTCAGCAGGATCGTGAAATGTTCCGGTTCTCTTACCGCAGCAATCAGGGTAGTGATGAATCCGATAACATCGGCTATAAGATTCATCTCGTCTATAATGCGACTTGCTCTCCTTCTGAGCGCACGTTCGAAACCATCAATGATAGCCCTGACGCTATTACGTTCAGCTGGGAGTTCGACACCAACCCCATTAACGTTACTGGTCATAAGGCTACTAGCATCGTCACGATTGACACCACGAAGCTTTCTAAAAATGCCCTTACGGCTCTGGAAGATGTGCTTTATGGCACCGCTGAAGCTGATGCGTACATGCCCGACCCTGATGACATCTTTGATATCATCTCTAAGGCTACCGCTCCGTAAGTATACTTTATTGCCCCGGTGGATGGCTGCCGGGGCTTTTCAATTTTTTAATCAAAATGGAAGCAATTGTTTGAAAGGGGAAAATGACTCATGGTTAAGAAGACAGTTACTTATAACGATTTCGATGGCAATTCTATTACTAAGGATTTCTTCTTTAATCTTACAAAGATGGAATTCCGCAACATTGACAAGAAGATTCCCGGTGGTCTTGAGAACATGCTTAACGAAATTCGGCGAGATAAGAAC